TAATCACTAAAAGATACAGTTAGATATCCATCATCATCAATATAATAGGATGTTCTCCTAAAATCAAACCTGAACTGCTGGTATTTATCGAAGTCGTTGTTCTTATAAGTTTTTTCTTCGGTTGTTTCATCAACGTAATCTAAACCTTCTAAGAATTCTGGGTATGCTGTTCCATCTAATCTATGAGAGACATCAACTACATCAGGATCAGAAGTTTTTACCTTCGTATACCGAAGCATACCATCATCATCTCTTCTTAGAGCATGTACAGTAAAGTTATCTTGTTGACCAAATTGAAGTCCACCACCGCCACCACCTGATGACCCTGATAGCATACTCCCACTTAGGAACATTGTCATGCAAATACCCTCCAATAAGTGCTGGTCCAAACTAATTTGACAGTAGCACCATCGACATCACATGCTAAAGGAGAATCAATCACGCCTGAAAAGTTCTTAAACTGCTCATTATTTTGGGTTGCAACCATAAGATTATTTATGCCCCAACTTACTTCCGTATCATTGAGTTCAATAAAGTCGCCAGGGTTCTTAGTTGCAGGAAGAGTCACAGTAAATCCAGCACCCACAGTATTAGTAAGATATTGCGTATTAGATAACACATTGGAACTAGAACTTAATATAGTTAATGACGGTATAGTAGCGTCTGCTTTAACAGCAAGGTTAGTAAAGTCAACAACTATCGTGGTTCCATAACCAGTAACAGTCATACCAGCACCAACAAAGTTGATGTCAGTAAATCCTACACCAATTTTATTACTAATCTCTGCTGAAACTGGATTACTTGTTGTTGATCCAATACCAACACCAGAAGTGAATTTTTCACCTTGTCGATAAATATCTCCTGTAAAATTAATATCACCAGCAACATCCACTTTAAATTGTGGATTTGTAGTTCCGAATCCAATATTAGGAGTTGTTGTACTGGTAATGGCAATCTTACCAGTAGTGTCGTCAACTACTATAGAATGACCAAATTGTGACAGCTCTCTATTGAATGCCATTATATGATTACTTTATTAGGTATTTATTGAGGTTGTACATCTACTATTCTGCTATTTTTGCCTTCAAAGTGTCTATCTCACTAGACAATTCCTTGATTGCATTTACAAGAACTGGGATTAATCTTTCATACTTCATACCATATGAAGGATCAGCATCATCCTCATCTTGGTTAGTGATAAGCATATTATCCTTTTTATCTCCATAACCAAATTTTTTCTCAACTTCAATTGCTTCTTGTGCTATGAAACCTACATGAATACGATTAGTCTTCTTACTTCCATCAGGTGTTCCTTTAGTAGCTGGATCTTCAGTATACCAAGAACGCTTATCCCAACGATAAGTAACAGGTCTTAACTCCTTAATCCACGCTAATCCATGATCAAAATTTTGTATATCAGCCTTATCTCTCAGATCCGAAGAACTAATTGATGTATCATTACAATATATATTTTGAACAGAATTATCTCCTAAACAAATAACATTACTATTACTATTAACAGAACCTGATGGTGATGATCCAGTTCCTGACTGATACCCTAGACAGGTATTATTACTACCTGTATTAACAAAATATCCAGCCCATTTACCCACAGCAGTATTTGAATATCCCGTATCAAGGGAATAATGTGCCATATGTCCCACAGAGACACAGTCGTATGATGAATGAGTTGAGGCACTACTACCATAATGAGCCTGATGACCTACCGAAGTATTGTTATAACCTGAAAGGTTACTGAACATTGTATTTTTACCAACAGCTACGTTATTAGCCCCAACTGTTTGGTTGTATAACGCAGCATATCCCACAGCAGTACTTGGATTAGGTGGGTCCTGAACAACAATTTGCCCCTCCATAGCCACATGATATTGGCAAACATAATAATAAGTACCAGCAGTTTTAGGTGTAAAAGTAACATCACCATTATCTTGTCCATTATTAGTTACACCATCATCAGTTCCAAGAACATTTGAAGCATTATATCCACCAGAACTTGACTGAATCCAGAATGGATGTCCAATAGCACTTATACTAATTGTAGCAGTATCTCCTATATTAAGAGTAATAGTTGGGTTGTTTCCAGCAGCAGGTCCTCCTACTCTATCATTACCACTCATAGTATATGAACTTGCTCCAGAATTAACAACAGCTATAGCAAATGGTGCAACTGTACCTGTATTACCAAGAGCAAAACTACCAACCGCAGTATTGGTAGATGAACCATTATTTAACTTGTTAAGTGCTTTAAATCCTATTGCAACATTATCAGATGATGTTCTACTTTCATATAATGCTTCATTACCAAAGGCACAATTCTGACCACCTATGGTGTTCTTTCCCATTGTTAACGCACCAAAGGACGAATTATATTGTCCTGTTGTAGTATTATTCATACAAGCACTTCCAAAAGCAGAATTTGAATGCCCATTTGTTAATGACTGTAATGCATATGTACCAAATGCAGATATTCTATCGGCACTTGTAGATATACCAGATGCTTTATATCCAACAGCAGTATTTTCAATCCCTTCAGTATACTGATTTTCTTGTAACGCTTTATAACCTACTGCAGTATTATAATTAGATATATTTTTTTCTAATGCAAAAGTTCCAACTGCAGTATTAAAATTTCCAGTAGTACCAATACCAATTGTTTGATGTCCTATGGCAACATTGTAAGAACCATCAATATTTTCTCGTAAACTTTGATTTCCAACTGCAGTATTATAATTACCTTTTATAGTCTCAAGTTGACTAGCATATCCGATAGCAGTATTTGCTTCAGTCGTAGTACTCATACCTAATGCCCATGCACCAAGAGCAGTTTGATAACTTCCACTAGTTTGAGAATCAAGTGTCCTTTGTCCTACGGCAGTATTCTGATTTCCAGTTTTTAGAGATTTTAAACTCTGATATCCGATTGCAACATTATAACTAGCATCAGTAGAAACTCCAAGTGCTTGATATCCCATTACATTATTAGATACGCCTGTTATATTATCATTTAAAGCAGCATATCCAAACGCATTATTCCAACTTCCTATCGTGGTATTTTGTCCTGCAAAAGCACCGAAAGAACAATTCGCAGATGCTGTTGTATTCTTTTGTGATGCATAAGCACCCAAAGAAGCATTGTATTGTCCTGTTGTATTCTCTTCTAATGCATAAGTACCAACTGCTGTGCTATAATCTGATATATTCTTACTTAATGCAGCATTTCCAAGAGCCGTATTATAACTTCCAGTAGTACCAACACCAACAGCATAATTACCAATTAATGTATTATAGCTAGATCCACCAGTTAAATTCCTTCCTGCATCAGAACCTAAAACAGCATTTGAAAGTCCAGAGGTAATTGTTCTTAATGCATTCGACCCTAAAACCGAATTAAATTTACCACTCACATTAGAGTATAATGTAGCCCAACCAGCCGAAGTATTGTTTGTTCCACTCACATTTAGTGTTTGTGAATAAACACCTAGTCCAACATTATAACTTCCATTTATATTTTGCTGTAAAGAATACATACCCAATGCAGTATTCTCTGTTCCAATATTTTTAAAGAGAGTATAGTAACCAAATCCAGAATTACCATCTCCATTATTCTGATACCCAGAAGCATATCCAAAGAAACTATTATTCATTACGGTGCTAATGCCAGCAGTAGTACTAAATCCAGCGTAAGATCCAACTGCAGTATTATAATATCCATTAACATTTTGTAAAGCGTATGCTCCAACACCAGTATTATCATATCCACCAGAGATAAGTAATGCACTATATCCAATACCAACATCGTTACCAGTTCCAGCAGTGTTAGCTGCACCAGCAGTAGTTCCTAAGTAAACACTTGTACCATTAGTCTTTCCATCTAAAGTTGTATCAGTATCAGAAGTTACACCTACTATATTAATCTTACCACCCATATTTGAGTGAGCAGAACATTGATAATACAGAGTATCAGGTGCATCTTGTGGAACTTCAAATATAATATCTGTTGGTGCAGAACCATCATTATTAGTTACACCAATATTGTATTGTGTACCTGCAGATCCATTAGCAGTGCTTTGAATCCTAAACGGATGCCCTGAAGATCTATTATGAAAAATATATTTTTGTCCTTTATAAAGATTTAATTCTGGATCATTTACTTGAGTTGAAATACCTGATCCTATAAAAGTGTAATGATCTGTTCCATCATTACCAACCATCCAACTAGCAGTAGCACCACTAAATTCATATGCAGTACAAGTTCCACCGATTGATACATCAGTACTTATAGCAACGTTTACTGCGTTTAAATTTAGATTATTTGGACTTGTAAGTGTTGGAGTACCAGATGCTCCAATCAGATTGATTTTCTTTACGCCAAATCCTTTATCTGCCATTTGCTTTATTTTTTAAATATTTAGAATGAAATGCCAGTAATGGATGATTCACCATTATTAGCGAAAGGATTAAATAAAATCCTACGAGGAGAACTCTTCAAACTATAAGTATTACCCCAGTAGTCTGAATCGGTATCACCATTACTTTGATATGGATCATAATATTCAGAATCAGCAACTTCGCACGATCCATGATTATATAACCATTTTCTAGCATCTGCTCTAGTTGCCTGTGGTTGAGATTCCAAATACAACGCCATAACACCACACACTTGAGGTGTTGCCATACTAGTTCCACTTATAGCATAATTATAAAAACCATTATTTCTTGGATCAGCATATCCAGTTGCATATGGACTTAAGATAATAGATCCTCCAGCCCAAACATCAATTCTTGGACCTCTATTACTGAAAGAAGAACATCTTTCTTGCCCTCCAGTTGTCTGTCTTGTAGCATCAATAGACCCAACAACTATAGCAGCATCATCTCTTCCTTCCCCAGATATAGCAGGTGTTCCAGATCTATTATAATAATGTTCATACCCAGAACTATAATAAAAAGTAGCAGAAGTCATTTCATTATTATAATCTCTTCCCGAAGGAATCTCCTGTTTATCATTAGAATTACCTGCAGCAAAACAAAATACTATATCCTTACAATCAGGATCATCAAATAATTCATCTGCTTCTGATTGACCATATGTTTGTTTAGCAGTAAACTCATTATAACTACCGAAACCATAAGACATATGATGTACTGCAGGTGCAGTAGTAGAATTTATTTGACTCTGGTCATAACTAGTTCCTCTAAAGGTTGCAGTATGATTATTATTATAATTCCAAAATTGCCTATGACCCCAACTACCATTAACAACTGTAGGATTTCTTCTACCAGTTAATGGATTAATTGGTTTATTCTTATGCCAAACTTTAATATAATCAAATCCATCAGAAGGATATGTCCATCCAAGATCACTTCTATCAACACAAGCAATAGACCATATATTTGCTTCAAAAGCATGACCAAACTGATTACCAGCAGAAGTTCCAGCACAGTGAGAACCATGATGGTTTGCTAAACTATTACTTTGATTGCCATTATTATGCATCAATAATGCACCAGCAACATTATAATTTGAAAATGATCCAGATCCAGGTGCAGTTAATCCATTAGCAGACCAGTTAATTCCATATTCAGAAGCACCATGAATTAATATATCTCTAACTCTACTCTCAGTCTCACAAGCTAAACTATTAGCAACAGACGTATATCCTGGTTTTAAAAATTCTGGGTGATTCCAACGAACTCCAGTATCCATAATAACAACATCAACATTTTTCCCTGATAATGTATACTGTAGATCTTCCGTTATGGTTGTAGCATTAATAAATTTATTAGTCCTATGAGAATGACGATATAATCCCCACTGAGTAAAATCTAAAGTATTTCCTGGATTACCTCCACCACTAGTTGAAAACCTTCTATTAGTTACATCATATTTAAATCTATTAGTAGTAATGTGTTGATCAAACTCTTGATCATATTTTCTCTGTTCTAGTTCATATTCATTATGTAAACTAGATCTCATTACCCATTCAATCTTAGGGTGATTCTTTAATACATCTGCCTCTGCAGGAGAGATTTCATATACACCTCTCTTAGGAGAACACTGCATCTCTGATGTACATTCAATCTTTCTATTTGGAATATCATCTATATTATTTTCGTTGATTATATAATTATGAATCTCTGTCCAATCCGCAGCATCCTTTACACAAACAGTATATGGTTGAGCAGAAGTGCTATGAACAACAAGAACTCTTCCAGTATTTGAATCTAATGTTGTACTAATCATGATACCTCCGTTCTAAGGAACTTATACGTTACTGTGCCAGTTATTCCTGGCTCTGGTGTAACATTTACAGTTAAATTACTATTATGAATAGATGATCCAACAGAAACAAGTAAATTATTATTAAACATAATACCAAATTGTTGAGAGTGTGAAGTAGTTCCACCAGCATTTAATACTGTAACTTTTTGAGATTGTGTACCAGCACTATGACTGAAATACATATCATAATCAGATAGTAAATGAGCCTGTGTAACACTATCCAACTGAACTGTTTGACCTGCAACTGCATTAAAGGATCCACTACCAATAGTTCCACCCGTTCCACCACCAGCAGGACCAGGAGGACCTGGAGGACCAACAGGACCACCAGAAGGACCAGTAGGACCTATTGGACCAGTTGGACCTACTGGTCCAGGAGAACCAGAAGAACCAGGTGAACCTTGAGGACCAGTTCCACCAGCAGGACCAGCAGGACCAGGAGAACCAGCAGGACCAGTAGGACCAGTAGTACCAGCAACATTTGTTAAACCAGCACCATCACCAAAATAAGTACCAGCAGTTACAGAAGAACCTACAGATACATTATGAGCAACATCTAAATCATAAAAATATGATGTCCCTGATGTACTAATACCTGGAATAGTAGCAGCATTAAAAGTGGTTATGCCAACTTTCCAAGTTGTTCCATCCCACTTCCATGTAATACTATTTGCGGTGTGAGTATCGTTTACGCTAGGATTGCTTGGAAAATTAATAGCCATTTATTTACCCCTATAACTGTGCTTGAACATCAGCATGTTTTGTATCTGGTGCTGGTTGATCTGGTTCAACAATTAAATTACCTTCACTATCAGTCATATCTAATGACTTAACAGTATCATCTTGTCTTTCACCAACAACCATCCAAGAAATAGTATCTGTGCAACTATTATCTTGTGCAGTAATGGTTAATATATTACCAGAAACAGACCCCTTAACAGCAGTCCATCCTGTCTCATTTGATGTGAAACATTGAACATCTCTATTTAATAGAACAAATGTTCCTTCAGTCATTCCCGACTTTGTATCAATATTAACCGTAGCAGTACCACCAACTAAATCAATCTTACCTCGATAAATAAGATCCATCTGCGGACCTTCAAGGAATGAATGAACCAAATGCTTGGTAGTAGATAACCCAGCTACTGGATGAGGAATCTTAAATGATCCACCACTCTTACTTAGAGTTCCCGTGATTGTAACACCACCAGAAGTAGTCGCCAGCTTCTTGGAATTATTATTTCCATAATATAATTCTGTAGCACCGCCCCACCAACAAGCAACTCCACTAAAGTTACTTAGATAAGGTCTAATGAATATATTACCCCAAGTTCCATTAGTATCATTACCAGCAAGGAATAAGTTTGTATCTGCTTTATTTTGAATATATGTTGAATATGCAGAAGTTCTATGATGAATTTCTAATGCACTAGTTCCTACCTTTATAGTATTATCTACTCCTGCGGTAGTGCAATTACCAACTTCAATATTTTGATTATTAACATTTACATTTCCATAGTAACCGTTAGTTGCAGTTATAATTCCAGCAGATACATTATCAACACTAACACTTGGAGTTCCAGTTAGTCCTTCAGAAAGAGTAGCAGTACCATTAACATTACCAGTCAAAGGTCCAGCAAAACCTGTAGCAGTAGCAACACCAGAAATATTTACATTATCTAATTCAGTATGTCCAGATATATTAATAGATGCAAAGGTAGAAACACCTGTTACATTTGTATGACCATTAATAGTCGCATTATTAAGAGTAACTGGTCCCGTATTAGCACTTAAAGCACCTTGGAAAGTTGCAGCAGCAGATACAATAACATCATCAAGGACAGATTGACCATCTACTTCTAAGTATCCAGAACAGAATAAATTTGTTAATCCCGTATATCCAGTTGTACTAATACCTTGTGGTGGTGCAGAATATATGTTAGTTAAATATTGTCCATCACCGTGAAACTCTACAGCAGTTACTGCAGTAGAAACATTTATACTATGTGCATCAACCCTATCAGTTACATCAAGAGAACCAGTTAAAGTTGATGCACCACTAACATTAACATCACCATTTATATCAAGATTAATAAAGGTAGATAATCCAGTAGCATTAACAGTTCCATTTACATTACCAGTAACAGTACCACTAACATCACCTACAGAATTTCCATAAAAAGTTGTTGCAGTTATAATACCACTTGAATATACATTTCCAACATTACTTGTACCACCAATTAAAGTTAAACCTCCATTAATGGATATATTACCAGTTCCAGTAATATCATTATTATTAAGATCTAAAGTTCCACCCAACTGTGGTGTTGAATCGTTTAACAAATCACTAGATCCACCAGAAGAACCAGCTCCACCACTAGCATTTGCATCTACCCACTGAGCACTATCAGTATCTTGATAATATATTTTTAATTGACCTTCATCAGATTTCCACCAAAGATTACCATCAGTAGCATTACTTGGTGCGGTATCTGAGATTTTAACAAGATTTGTTAAATTTGAACCATCACCATAGAATCCATTTCCTGCTGTTACAGATTGTCCAGCACTTATATTATTAGTAGCAGTTGAATCATATCCACCCCAGTTACCACCAGCAATACTACCAACTACGTTACCAACAAATGTACTAGCAGTACATAATCCAGAAATCTGAATACCAGCAGCAGTTAATCCAGAAACAGAAACATTTGGAGATCCAGTTAATCCTTCAGCAACAGTTGCAATACCAGCAACATTAGAATAATAATTTCCAATTTCAATTGTTGCAATATCAGAAGAAACAGATGCAGTTACTGCTGCTCCAACAAAATTAATTGTTCCAGCAGTTCCAACAGGAGAACCTTCTTCTTGTATTACAAGTTGAGATTGTACTCCACTTAAATATGTTCCATCACCATAATATCTAAACGCAGTTATAATACCTGTTGTGTCTATAGATATTGCTGTTGAAAGTCCAATAGCATGTCCAGTATTAATCTGTACCGCATTACCCATATATCCATGATTAACACATTGATAATAAAGTAATGTCGGAGTATCATCAAAAATCTCAATTTCAGTATAAGCACCACTAGAACCTGCTGCACCATTATAAACAATCTCACCAGGAGTTCTAAGATATTCTATATTTCTCGCAGCATCTAAGTAGAATCTTAATTGATGCGTAAGGTTTGAATTATCGGACTGATCAAATCTATAAGTTCTACCAGGTGTCAGAGTTAAGAATGGAGACTCTACATCATTAAAAGTATATCCTTTTGCATTTCCCTCTCCAAAATATCTGTGTGCTGTAGTTTTGTCTACTACCTTTACATTTATTGTTATTACATCGTTACTATGTGGTGCTTCAAGGTAATCAAATCCCTTTATAGAACCACTTGCATCTATACCATTTCTAGCAGTTATAAGACCAATAGAATCTACATTCTTAACATCTTCATATGTTAAAGTTCCACCAATAGATACGTTTCCACTAAAGGAAGCATCAACAGCATCAAGATTGCCAGTAAAAGTTGCAATACCAACATTTATATTTCCTACTGTAATGTCAGGTGTTCCAGTTAACCCTTGAGAGATAGTTGAGATACCAGATACATCTGCATACTCAGAACGTAAAGAAGTTGTTATTCCAGTTAAATTAGATCCATCACCATAATAACTTGTAGAAGTTATAACTCCACTTGCATTTATATGAGTAAAGGTTGATGTAGCAAAGGTGTTAATACCAATGGTGCTTCCACCCATACCATTAGTAATTTGATTTGTATTATATGAAATTAACTCAACAATATCTCCAGCAAAACACGCAGATTTTAAAACAACATTAGATCCATTAAATGCATCATATTCACTATTAATTAATTTAACACCATTAACATATACATCAATAAAATTTGGATTATATTGATTAAGTTCGTTTGCTGTAAATACAAATGTTGTTTGTCCTGCAGTTGCAACAAAGGATTGAGAATCTCTTACATCAGCAAAATCAGCCCAAGTAACTCCAACACCAGTGGATTTTAAATACTGTCCTATTGTTCCAGTAGTTCCACCAATACTAATATTACCATTACCACTATTATTAGTTCCAACACCAACACTTAAAGTACCACTAATCTGGGCATGACCAATTACATCAAGGACTAGTTTCTCTTCGGTAAAAGAACTTATACCTATATGTTGATGTGTTAATCTACCGCTTCTAAACCTTGTCATTACTTGATATACTAATTAAGGGTTTCTAATATACTTCCAATAAATTTTACATGATTAGGATTGCTTGCAGATAATTTAAGTTCATCACCAGTCTCAAGCACAATCTTTCCAGAGGTCAGATTCATAGTATCATGACCTTGAATAGGCATTTGCTTCACAATTTCTGTAGTAACAGCAATACCAGTTCTACTTCTTACATGATCTAATGATACTGTATGAGATGTAGAATCTACATTCGTTGCTTGACAACCTAAAATAACACCACTATATCCAACTGGAGCAGTATAAATTCCAACTGGACTTCCTGGTGCGACATATGTTATTGTTTGAAATACGTTTAATGGTAATGCCATTTTATTATTCTCCTCCTAGTGCTAGAATTAATGGTGTAACATTTGCAAATAAACTCTTAGAATAAGAAGTACCAGTAATAGTTCCGCTAATTTGGTCTATTTGAACACCATCACCGATTCTAAAGTTTCCGCCTTGATCAGTACTAGTGTATACAACTAATCCACCATTACGGTTATCAACTTCATTTTCCTGTATGGTGACACCCCCACGAGAAGGAAGAGAATTAATCGGATCAACACCACTTCCAATATATTGGAAGGAATGACTGGATGCTAATATTCTACTTTGTCTAAAGAAAGGAACTGTTGTTCCAACACCAACCGAATATGGAAGGGTTTCGTTTATTGTAATAGTACAAATTCCAGCAGAAATTGGAGTTGATTCTTTAACAGTATAATAAGTTGGAAGTAATTCTACGGTAGCTGTTGCTGTATTTATCCCAACATCAGGGGCAGAAATTGTAACAGATGGAAGAGAAGTATATCCTCTACCATTTGAAAGAATTTGAATCTCATCAACCTTACTACCAATAAGAGTTGCTACTGCTGTCGCAGTAACACCAAAAGTACTTGAAGTACTAGGATCTCCTATAGTAACTGTAGGGGCAGTATTGTATCCACTACCAGCATTAGTAAGTTTTATTTTTCCAATAGTATTATATTCATTCTCAAAATAAACAGCCTTACCATCAAAAGGTCTAATCAAATTTATCTTTGCAGTACCACCACCAAAATAAGAATGAACAACAGTTGATATTCCTATATTTGTAGTAAAGGATGTTGTGTTTGGAACAGTATCAATCGTAAACACATATGGAGCTTGATGTGGATATGTCTTTGTTCCATAAGGGCAAGTTAATTGAACACCTGCAATAGTAACTCCCATTCCAATATTGAATCCATGAGCAGAACTAGTAGTAACTGTTGCCAATCCACTTACATTATCATAAACAAAATTAGAAATATTAACTGAAGATGTACTTAAATTAACCTCAAACTTATCAGTATTCTCTTTAGCTTCTGATGCTAT